GAGGCGGGCTCCAACTTTGGAATCCCGGTGGTAGCCATACTCAAAGTATGGATATCAAAGAAACAGGTGCCCAGGCCTATGCAGATGCTTTGCGTAGTTTTGGAATTGAAGCCTACATGGGCTCTCGTGCAGACTAATTTTTGGACAAAATAACAAGGCAATGGGGTTTACAAAAACTCCAATGCCCGTTATAATTACGTCACATTTATTAACTACCTAAGAGGTGTGCTATGAATCGTTTTACAATGATCACTGAAGATCCGTCGTATGAAATTGATGAGCATGGTGACTTCACAGCAGGCGACGAAGCAGACTGGGAAGATGCAGTTGAGATCAACTTAATCGACGAACTGGATGAAATCTACAGCCCTTATAACGGAGCCTGATATGACCACTCGTAACGAACAATGGCTTGAGGACTTTGATAATTTAATTTACCAAGTGCCCAGTTTGTTCTTGCCCGAGCCAGTGCGTGATGCTATAATGGCTAAACTAGAACAAGTACAGGAAGAAATTCAAGATGAGTTTGAACTTCGGAGCACTGATTGGGAAACTTAGCATGAAAGCCAACAAGATTAAATATTTGGGTTTTTCACGAGTGTCGCCAGTACAAATCAATGACGTTGATGCGCTAGGCAGGAAGTTGGACAGCGTGAGAGAAATACGCATGACCCTACATGCTGGTACCTGGGCGGACAACTACTGGTCACAAGTGGAAAGTCAGCTGGTACGCAAGATAAAAAGGTTAATGCAACGTCTATGATACCAAGCATTGGACACCCGTTACCAATATATCGTAACTTGCAGACACCACGCAAGGTGACTCCTGTTGTGCCTGTACAACCGGTTCAAGACACAGCCAAAAAACCAAAGGAACAAAAATGACACTCATGGAAATTATTAGAGCATGTGGTGCTCGTATCAGTGGCGGAACTGCACACCAATGGCAATGTTACGGGAATGACGCTAGGTATATTGATTTTGCAGATGTTGACGGCCTAGAATATGCTAGCATTGTTCATGATACCAGGACCTATAGAGTTTATCAAATTGACTTGCATATTCCAGGGCAGGAACAGGCGTTTCGTTGGAATGATCCTGAGTTCCGTGGATCCTACGAGAAAGAGTGCAAACAACGCGAGCTCGAAGCAGATGTTGCATGGGACGATGTGATATATCAGTTGGTTGATGAAGAAACAATCATTCGCTATGCTGAAGACATAGGCGCCACATACTACGACAATCTACCGGTGCCTAACTAATGACCACACTTGCGGCAATTACACTATTCTTGTTGTTTCTCAAACATTGGTATGTTGACTTTGTTGATCAAACCATGGACGAGGTACACAGCAAAGCCCACTATGGACAATGGCTAGGTATCCGCCACAGTCTAAAACATGGGGTGGCTACCTTGATTGTACTAGGCATGTGTGGTATTGGATTCAATCTAGCACTGGTGTTGGCCGTGGCTGATTTTGTAATCCATTATCATACAGACTGGGCCAAGATGAATTATGGCAATAGAGATATTACCAATCCACGGTTCTGGACTCACCTGGGCTTGGATCAACTGGTACACTCTGTGACCTATATCCTGATTGTACTGTTCAGCGTGGTTGGATGAGGCTACTGATTTTTCTAGCCATAGTATTTGTAGCATTCCATGGACTACGGTATTGTGCCGCACCTACTCCGGAAAGAATTGATTGGAAACAAGTTGGCAAAAACAGGAATATATAAAAAAGTTGGACGTCGATATGTAGAAATTGGCGAGTTTGATCCTGAGTACATTGACCATGTGCCCAACGGAGTAACCATGACGGTGAAACGCCCAGGCATGCAAAGTACTCGGTACAACGTGGATCCAGATATTGTGCCGCTATTGGCCGCTTCACTTTACTGCGAGGATCAAATCAGCAACGCAATCTATCGTGCAGGAGAATTGCGACCTTATAACAGAAGCATCACGCCAGAACAGCGAGTTGCGTTTGATAACTTTTTGGCAACCATGCCCGAGGACGACAGCAACAGGTTTATGATGACTGTGGGTAGCGCACGTGATGCCGCAGAAGCAGGCACACAAGCACTGGTAGTAGAAGCTGAAAAACTACTTGCAAACGAAAGTATTAAGAATGCTTATGAGCACTTTTTGTTACTTTGCAAGCTATCAGCCCAAAAAGACCCTGCAAAACCCGCATAAACACTAGGGTTTTTAGGGGTAAAAAACGGTTGACCATTTAGCCCAAATAGGGTATAATAGTGGCTTAGTAAGTAAAAAGGAAGCCAAAATGCAGTACACACTCGTTACAAAAACAGGCAAAATCATGCAGTTTTATGTTAAAGATGTGGCTGAAATGTACCAAGCATTAAATGGCGGTGTTGTGTTTTCGCAACAAATTCTCGTAGAAGAAGCAACCCAAACGGTTGACCAATAATTCCATTTTTGCTATACTATAGGCTAAGTTAAACAAACAAACAAAAGGAGCTTTTTATGTCAACAACATTCATCCGTGTCAAGTCAGGTGCTTATCGTGCAACAGACGTTTCTGGACAAGTGTTCCAGCTGGTAGAGCAGTTTAAAATGACTGCCAAAGGTGGTTATGTTACTGTGAAGAACGGTGGCAAGTTTCCTGGTTTCCCAGAAGAAATTCGTATCAAAATTGAAGGCATGACAGACTATGAGTTTGTTGGTGCAGATCAGTTTGACGGTGTTGTAACAGCCATGGACTCTGATGTGCAAGTTGCTGTGAATGACAGCAAGAGCGACGAAGAACGCATGGAAGAGATTGCAGAGCGTTTTGGCATCCTGCATGAAATGACCAAAGCCGCTGTGGCTGGCGACATCCGTGCAATGATTGTTAGCGGCCCTCCTGGCGTGGGTAAGAGCTACGGTGTTGAGCAAGAGATTGAAAAGGCCACACTGTTTGATCACCTTGCTGGTCGCAAGCTTCGTGCAGAAGTTGTTAAAGGCTCTGCTACACCTATCGGCTTGTATCAAACTCTGTACAAGTATTCAGACGAGAATTGTGTGGTTGTGTTTGACGACTGTGACAGCATCCTGCTTGACGATGTATCTTTGAACTTGCTCAAAGGTGCTTTGGACTCAGGTAAGAAGCGTAAGATTTCTTGGTTGTCAGAGTCCAGCACCCTGCGCCGCGAAGGTATACCAGACAGCTTCAACTTCAACGGTAGTGTTATCTTTATTACCAACTTGAAGTTTGACACCATGAAGTCACAGAAGTTGCGTGATCACTTGGATGCACTGCAATCACGCTGTCACTATCTTGACTTGACACTGGACACCATGCGTGACAAAGTGTTGCGTATCAAGCAGATTGCCAAAACAGGTGAACTGTTCAGCGACATGGACATCACTGATGTTGGACAAGATTTGATCATTGACTTCATGGATGAGAACAAGATGAAGTTGCGTGAGATGAGCTTGCGTATGGCAATCAAGATTGCTCAGTTGTACAAGAGCTTCCCAAATAACTGGCAGGCTATGGCTCGTACTACATGTATGAAGCCTGCATAAAGAATTAGGCGAGCAACGACTCGCTTGATGGTTGTGGTTTGATTAAGCTCCTTTCCACAATCTACTTAACAACCCTATCGTGTAAAAACGGTAGGGTTTTTTTTGACTCCTAAATACATGTGTGTTATACTTTAACTATGAAAACCTATACCCACATTGAGGACTATCTAGAGGTACTTTCCGGCAAAAGAAACATTGACGGAAGTCAGACCTCTACGTACTTGTTCATGACATCCTTTAGTCCTATTGTTAACTTGGCCAGGTATGATGTTGGATTTTTAGACAACGTAACAGACACTACCATGCAAGGCAGTGCGTTGACTGACAGGCAGGCAGAGCTTGCAACAAAGTTGATACTCAAGTATCGTAGACAGTTACAGGCCAAGGGAATTGATGTGGAACCTGTAAGTGTGCCGCGTTACCGAAAACCCTTGAGGAACATTGACCGTAGCAAAGAAGCTTGGCTCGATGACGAAACAATTCGTTTGAAGTTTCCTTACAACACATCGCTGATTGAGTCTATTAGGGAGATTGGTAAGGCCAGTCAAGGACGTATTCGCTTTAATAAAGAACAAAAGAACTGGTGCTTGGCACTCACCGAATTCAATGTCAACTGGGCAATAGCATTTGCCAAGAGTCATGAATTTACCATTGATCCCCAGCTGGAAAATCTCATGCAGGCTATCATCGAGTGTGAGAGTCGTGGGTATGCTATTCAGCTGATCCATGCCAAGGATGGCTATGCAATACAAAATGCAACAGACAGTTTGAATGAATATATAGAACAGCACGGTGGTTTTGGCAAAGATAACCTACCTTGGTTGGCTGACTCTGCGCCAGTGCTAGGATACACTATTAGTGATGCTGTTATGCTCGAAGTCGAAGAACAGTTCGGTGCTAGTACTACCTTGCTCATGCGTTCCAAGGACTACGAGTTTGGCGATAGCGCAGTACCAGAACGTGTGATTCAGTATGCCCAGGTTACCAACCGTTGGCCTATTGTGGTGTTTAATCCCAGCCCACAGGATACATTCAATGAGTGGGCAGAACACTTCAGTGACGACCAAGTTCAAGTAATCAAATCGCCCAAGCACGAAGCTCAAATTACCAAAGATACCAAATTAGTGTACACAAATCGAGCCCTTTACAAGCACCTAGAACACCTGCCATTATTGGTTAGCCATGTTGGAATGTTGATTGGTAGCGACAAGCAAGCCATGCTAAACATCACTGACAAGATATTTTATGCAGGATTAAAATTAGGTGGAAAATGATTGCAAGCCCTGTTGCACATTGGCAACAGTTATGTTAAACTACTCTCATGTTAGCAACTTTAAAAATAAAAGATGAAGTCAATGTAAAAATTGAAGGACTAGAGTTAGCAGATAGAACCAACCTAGTCAAGAAATTTAAGTACGAGATTCCCGGCGCTAGGTATCAGCCTAGCGTTCGTCTTGGGCGTTGGGATGGCAAGGTAAGTTATTTTCAGCTAGGCGGAAGTACTTACATTAACCTACTGCCCGAGATACTAGAATATCTAACGGAACGTGGTTACGACATTGAAATAGATGATGTCCGTGATTACAAAACTGTATTTGAATTTGAAACAGTAACCGAAGATAGCTTTGCCCATGTGGCCTGGCCCAAGGGACATCCGCAAGAAGGCCAGCCCATGCAACTCAGGGATTATCAGCCCGAGATTATCAATCGCTTTTTTGAAAACCCGCAAAGCGTCCAAGAGATCGCAACAGGTGCAGGTAAAACTGTTATCACAGCCGCACTGTCAAATGCAGTTACACCATATGGTCGTAGCATTATCATAGTGCCCAACAAGAGTCTAGTTACACAAACACACAAGGACTATGTTAACATGGGTCTGGATGTGGGTGTGTTCTTTGGCGACGAGAAAGAGTTTGGTCGCCAGCACACAATCTGCACCTGGCAGAGTCTAAATGTACTACTCAAGAACACACAAAACGGTACCGCAGATATCACCATTGGTGAGTTTGTTGAAGACGTGGTGTGCGTTATTGTTGATGAAGTACACATGGCCAAAGCAGATGCACTCAAGACCCTGCTCACTGGTGTGTTTGCTAAGATACCCTTGCGTTGGGGACTCACAGGAACTATTCCCAAAGAGCCCTACGAGTTCATGGCACTGAAATGCAGTCTTGGGGAAGTGGTAGGACAGTTGAGTGCAAGCACACTACAAGAAGCAGGACATCTAAGTCGTTGCCATGTTAACATTGTGCAATTGATGGACCATGTTGAGTATGCAAATTATCAAAGCGAATTAAAATATTTGCTAGAAACCAGCGGGCGGTTAGACTATATAAGTAACCTGGTACAAACAATTAAAGAAACTGGTAACACTCTTATTTTAGTAGACCGTGTGGCAGCTGGTAAAGAACTACAAAGCCGTATCAAAGATTCTGTATTTGTGTCTGGTGCCACCAAGGGCACAGACCGACAGGATGAATATGACGAAGTAGCCACAGCCGATGACAAGGTTATTATTGCAACCTACGGAGTTGCCGCAGTGGGTATCAACATACCTAGAATTTTTAATTTAGTTCTACTAGAACCCGGCAAGAGCTTTGTTAGAGTTATACAAAGCATTGGGCGAGGAATCCGCAAAGCCGAAGACAAAGACTTTGTGCAGATATGGGACCTAACATCAACATGCAAGTTTGCGAAGCGGCACTTAACCAAACGCAAACAGTTTTACAAGGAGGCTAACTACCCCTTCACAATAGAAAAGGCAGAATGGCAATAATGAGAATATTAACACTAGAAAATACCGCGTTTGAAATGAACGACATACCCGACGAAGTTGAGGACCTGCGCTTCTGTGTATTTGATAACAGCGACCCAAAAGACCCAGACTATTATTACATTCCACTGATATTTCTTGAGAGCTTCAACAGTCCTGCATTGGTACTGCGTATTGGGCAACACACAATCAAGATGCCAGTGGATTGGCAGATACTAATTGGAGAACCTGATCTAGGTGACCTAGAAGTTGTACCTTTAACCAGTATCAACGATCGCGGCTTCAAGGTATTCTGTTTTAATCCTCGAACCAGTTTCAAGCCAGAGTTCCACCCAATTGAGATCATGGATATCTATCAAGATGTTAAATGGTACTTCCCCAAACTCAAACCGGGCCAGATGCTTGCAGTTCCTCTTTACATGGGAGACAAACCCATGTGTGCATACTTTGTAAAAGACGTGAGCAGGCAAAGTGAAGTGGTTGACTATGGAAAGGTGTGGTAATGCTCAAGTTTGATGAATTTGATATTGGTGGCGAAGTAGTAAAAGACAACGAAACCTATGTACTCAAGGACAACAAGACTCTTAAGAATCTAGTCTTGAGTTCCACAAAGTTGTACAAAGGGCAAAGCACCAGAGGACACAGACATCCGGGACAAGAGGAAGTGTACTTCTTTGTACAAGGTTGGGGCAAAATGATTGTGGGCGATGAAGACACTGAGCCATTTGAAGTGAGTCCGGGTGCTATAGTACTCATACCTGACGGAGCATTTCATCGAGTGATCAACGATGGCGAAATGCACATGGTATTCAACTGTGTGTTTGACGGCAAGCGAAACCACTAATGGGCACTCTCACCCCAGGAGCAAAATATGTGTACGAGCGCGAAGGCGGACGTACCTATGCTCGTATAATGGGTGAAACAGAAAGAAAACTAATAGGTGAAGACTACAATCTAGATCTAAAACGCCGCAGTATTGAAATAGCCGATGAATGGGTTCCAATCGTACAAGCAGCCGAGCAGAATCCTGCTTTACAAGCGGCACTGGAACATGCTAAAATGCTGTACTTACTAAGCAAAGACTACAATGGACAAGCTGAACATAGCAAATGAAATGGCCCAATTTGATTCCAAGAATCAAAACTTTTGGGATGAGTTGACAGACGAAGAGAAGAAAAAGTTCTCAGTATGGCTGATGATACGCTGGGGTTCAAGTGTGCAGGCCTCCGGAGATGTACAGGCATACTATGTGATGAGCACCAACGAAAGGTTGAATCAAAACTTTTATGACATAGGACGCTTTCCTAAGTTACAATGGTTGTGTGCTACCACAGTGAGTCCAGGCATTGGTAATTTTAGACATAACTGGATTTCACCAAAGAAGAAAGAAGGCAGTGACAGCAAGGTCATGAAATTCTTGCGTGAAATTTACCCTACCGCTAAAGAGGATGATCTTGACCTACTCAGACGAATCAACACTAAAGACGATCTTAAGCAGTTGGCTAAGCAATATGGATGGGATGATAGAAGAATCAAAGCAGACCTTTAAGTGTAAATACTGCGACAAGGACTTTCGTAAAGAATCAACCCTTGCCGCGCATCAGTGCGAACCTAAGAGACGCTGGCAACAAAAAGATGAAGTAGGCGTACAGTGGGGACTCAAAGCATATCTGCGTTTTTATGAATTAACACAAGGCAGCGCCAAGCTGAAATCCTATGAAGACTTTGTTACTAGCCCTTATTATACCGCTTTCGTTCGTTACGGCAGATATTGTGTTGCTGTTCGCGCTATCAATCATAGTAGTTTTACTGACTGGCTCTTAAAGAACAACAAGAAGCTGGACCAGTGGTGCAAGGACAGTTTCTATGATGAATGGTTATTGGAATATCTACGCAAAGAAGCTGTACAGGATGCACTGGAACGTGGGCTAAAGGAAATGCAGGACTATGCAGACTCTCACCCAGAACTCAAGAACGGCTTTGTTGACTATTTTAGGTATGGCAATAGCAATCGTATTTGCCATCATATTGCTACCGGTCGTATTAGTCCTTGGGTTGTATACAACTGCAACTCGGGTGTGGCATTTCTTGACACACTGCTAGAAGATCAAATTGCAATCATCATGCCTTATATTGATCCTGATGTATGGCAAAAGAAGTTCACTGACTACATGGCTGATGTAGAATGGTGCAAACATGTACTCAAGGAAGCAGGGCTATGAAATTCAACAGTGACATTGACATTGACTTTGCTGACCGCAAGAAGATTCTTGGCATTATCCAGCACACACCTGCTAGTCAGCAAAAAGACAACAAACTAGTGCCACACAACACAGGTGTGTATGTTACAGACATACCACAGGATCCGTTCTTGGGCGTATCCAGCATTGAGTATGAAACAGCAGAACAACGTGGGTATCTAAAACTGGACTTTTTGAATGTTAACTTGTATCAGCAGGTGCGTGACCACGAGCATCTAACACAGCTAATGAACACAGAACCGCTGTGGGATATATTCTACAACAATCAGGATCTATGGGAACAGTTGATACACGTAAACAATCATTGGAACGTGCTCAAACGCATGCCAGAACCCGTGGATAGTATTCCTAGGTTAGCTATGTTTCTAGCAATTATACGTCCTGCCAAGCGCCATTTAATTGGACAAACCTGGGCAGAAGTTGCTAAAACAATTTGGGAAAAAACAGAAGATGGATATCAGTTCAAGAAGAGCCACGCTGTGGCTTATGCACATCTAGTGGCAGTAAACATGAACTTGATTTGTGAAACTAAAGTATCTTACGCACAAGAGTGATTGATCGTCTCTTGCTTTTTTTAGAAGCTATTTCACGTAAACTAACATAAGGCCCAAATTTGATTTCTACATCACGACTGTTCATGGTTTTTAGACTGTATCTAAAAGGCATCCATTCGTGGCGTAAAAATACATTGATAGGGATCAGTCTGTTGCTTTCCCACCACCAGGCTTCGCCTAGTTGTAAAAAGATAGCTTTCTCTTCTTCGGTACGTAGACTGCCAAAGTCATACATCGAGGTGAGGTAGTCATCAACATTTTGGACAATACCCACATACTCGTTGCCGCCATATCCGACGTAACTTATGAAAGGATAGTTCTCAATTAGATGCTGATATTGTTCAAAATTAGTGCTGTTATTAGAATTTGTTTTAGCCATTGCACGATTATTTATATCCAAAAGATTTTAATGTTTCCTAAACTGATGTTATAATAACCTAATGTACTCTGTAATCAAAGACGCTGTAATACAGTTATTACCACCTAAACGCAAGTCTACCAATACTTGGATCAGTTTCAATGCGGTATGCTGTCAGCACAACGGTGAAAGTGCCGATCGCAGAGGACGAGGGGGAGTCAGACCAAACGCCGATGGTAGTGTGAGTTATCATTGCTTCAACTGCGGATTCAAAACAGGCTACCAACCAGGGCGCCCACTGGGTTATAGATTTAAAAAGTTGTTGGATTGGTTAGGCGCAGATGAAAACACTATCCAACGCCTGAGCTTTGAAGCCATGCGTGTTAAGGAATTGGTAGCACCTGCTTCAGCACCCGAGCGTGTGAGAGAGCAGATCGAATTCAAACCCAGACCCTTACCAGACAACAGTGCCACAGTAATGCAGTGGGCTAGCATGATAGCCGAAGCAGGCGATAACTACGTGATTCCATCACAGGTTAATCATGCTGTGGAATACTTGCACCAACGCAAAATAGATGTCAATGAACGTGACTTTTACATCACTGAAGAAACAGCATACAATCTGCACAAACGTATTATTATTCCATTCCATTGGAAGAACCAAATCATTGGATATACTGCTCGGGCATTTGACAACACAGTCAGGCCCAAGTATCACAACAGTCATGATGCAAACTTTGTGTTCAACACAGATCGTCAGAAAAATCGTGCATTTGTTATAGTAGTAGAAGGCCCAATTGATGCTTTGCAAATTGATGGCGTGGCTGTGCTAGGCAACGAATGCAGTGATCAGCAAGCAGATATTATCAACAGTTTACATGATAATATCATTGTAGTGCCAGATTTTGATGTACATATCAATGAAAAAACAAAAAAGAAAGTCTGGCCCGGCCGAGAGCTAATTGACACAGCACTGGACAATGGCTGGAGTGTGAGCTTTCCGGTCTGGCACGAACAGTACAAAGACGTAGCTGATGCAATTGAGCATCTGGGAAAGTTATTTGTACTAAAGAGTATACTTGATGCACAGGAGACGAGTGCATTAAAGATTGAACTTCTTACTAAGAAAATATATAATAAACTATGAGCAAAGACTACAACGCCGACTTACAAAAACTATTTCTTGAAATGATGTTGCATGACGCAGGCAGCTATGTGCGTGTGCAGAACATCTTCAATGATGAGAACTTTGATCGTAGCATTCGTTCGGCAGCAAAGTTTATCAAAGAGCACAGCGACAAACACAAAACTCTACCCACACTGGATCAGATACGAGCCACCACTGGTGTAGAGCTCAAGCCTGTGCCAGAAATCAATGAGGGTCATACCAGCTGGTTCATGGAGGAGTTTGAAAACTTCACCAAGCAAAAAGAACTAGAACGTGCTATTCTCAAAGCCGCTGACTTGATTGAAGCTGGAGACTTTAATCCTGTGGAAAAGCTGATCAAAGATGCTGTGCAGATCAGTTTACAAAAAGACCTGGGCACAGACTACTTTTTAGACCCTGCTGAGCGTATCAACAAGTATTTCAACTCGGGTGGACAAGTAAGTACTGGTTGGCCACAGCTGGATAAACTGCTGTATGGTGGATTCAGTCGCGGCGAACTAAACATCTTTGCAGGTGGATCAGGATCAGGTAAATCACTTGTTATGATGAACATTGCGCTAAACTGGCTACAGCAAGGCCTAAGCGGTGTTTACATCAGTTTAGAACTGAGTGAAGAACTAACTTCATTGCGTACTGATGCAATGTTGACCAGTACCAGCACTAAAGACATTCGCAAAGACATTGACACCACGACTCTTAAAGTCAAAATGGTGGGCAAGAAAACTGGTAGCTATCAAGTCAAAGCATTACCAGCACAAAGCAATATCAATGACATACGTGCATTCTTAAAAGAGTATCAGATACAAACCAGTCGCAAAGTAGACTTTATGATGATTGACTACTTGGACTTGCTTATGCCTGTTAGCGCAAAGGTTAGTCCTAACGACTTGTTTGTTAAGGACAAGTATGTTTCTGAAGAACTGCGTAACTTATCCAAAGAGCTGGGCATACTAATGGTAACAGCAAGTCAGCTGAACCGTAGTGCAGTAGAAGAAATTGAGTTTGATCACAGTCATATTTCCGGTGGTATTAGTAAAATTAACACAGCAGATAATGTGTTTGGTATCTTTACTTCACGTGCAATGCGTGAGCGTGGACGTTATCAAATCCAGTGTATGAAGAGTCGTAGTTCCACAGGTGTGGGCATGAAAGTGGACTTGGAATACAATGTCGAAACCATGCGTATCACGGACCCTGGCGAAGATGCTAATATACAGCAACCACATGCTACCAGCATCATGAATCAAATCAAGAGCAGTAGCCGTGTTGCGCCCGCAGAAACAGTGAATATGAACACTGGAGAAGTAACTGTAATGCCCGTAAAAGCGGATGTAAACGGTAGTAAACTCAAGAGTATGCTAGCAGGAATCAAAGCAAAATCGCAATAACCATCTGTACGTAGTCAAAGCCATCTAACTAAATACATACAAATCTGGAGAGTGATCTTGCTCAAGAAGACCCGTAGCATACTAGACGAATTAGACAATCATTTGCTTAACCGTGATCGCGAAAGCCTCATGGAGAGCCGTGCTAGTCACGTTATCCAAGGTGCTATAAATCTTATTAACACAATCCGCGAAACATATGACGCAGAGTCAGCCGCGGAACTAGAACGCAGACTGCTGAATAGCATTCGCGCACAAGACGCCTCCAAGTTCACTAGAGGAATTAGGAGACTACGCAATGAAAGCACACCATCTGCTGATTGAACGCAGAATATTTGAAGACCCGATTTACAAAAAGAGCTACCGTGCAGGAAGAATGCTTTTAGAAGCAGAACTAAATGCCAAGCAAATTGATGACATTTTCCGCAAGGTAGCAGACAGTGCAGCCAAAGGACTAAACCGTCCTGACAGCGTAGTTGACGGCCCTGCTGTGAGCAACCGTACCATGCTGGGCAAAGGCGCAGACGTAGTAACTGACGTTGCTAACAAGTTCTCAGCAGCCTGGAATGAGGTTAAAACCAAGATCAGCCAGTCTGGCCCAGTTAGTGGTTTTGATGTAATGGTAGATCAAGCTCAGGGCAAACTGCTTGCCGCCGCTGGTGGAGACTCGGGCAAAGTTGGTCAAGCTATTACCAAATATCGCGAGTTTGCAAAAGCACACCCAATCATGCAAGGTGCTATCTATGCAGGTATAATTGCATTGATGGGTATCAGTGGCGCAGGTCTTGGTGGTGCGGCTATCCTAGCAGGTATCAAAGTATTTGACAGTTTGTTGCTAGGTGACAAAGCAAGTTCTGCATTGTGGAAAGGTTTCAAAACCGGCGCTATTGCTTATGCCGCTGGTCAAATTGGACAACAAATGAGAGGCGGAGATGCCGCCGCACAAACAACGCCGGGCGGTACACCAGCTGGCGATGGATCAGCGGTAGTACCAGGTAGCGAAATACCTGGACAAACATTCCCAGTCAGTGATGTGTCAAAACATGTGGTACAACAAGGTGATACACTAAGCGACATTGCGGCTCAACAAAATACCAGTGTTGAACAGTTGATGAAACTAAACCCAGACATCACTAACCCCGATGTGCTCAAGGTAGGACAAACAATTAACACACCAATGGGCGGTGGTGCTGGTGAAGCTATATACTCCAATGGTGTGGGCACACAGGCAGACACATTGGAAAAAATTCGTCAGGGTGTTTATACTGACAGCCCAATCAGTCAGCAGAATCTACAGCAAGCAAGCGATGTTGCAACACAAGCAGCCAAAGGTGGTGCATCTAATGCTATGTCAGCAAGTTCAAATGCCGCACAAGGTGCAGATGCTGCCGCACAAAGTGCAGATGCTGCCGCGCGAGCAATGGCCTCGTCTAGTGCTGGTGCGGTGTCTGATGCAGCCACACAGATGTTCCCAGGCCTGGCAACAGATACCATGGCTGACAACACAATCAAACAGATTGCTGACAAGTTGGCATCAGGTTCGTTGTCCAATGCAGATCTACAACAACTGCAAGCCGCACAAGGTTATGTATCTAATCAAATCATAAATGCAGGAACAGATGTTCCAGATCAACTAACAGCACACTATAATCTATTGGACAAGATGCTACGTGCGGCCAACAATGTCACTGTTAAAGAAGCTCGTGCTCGTTGGATAGATCGCGACATGACTGTTCGCATGTGGGCACTGAATGAAAGCCGTGGTCGCGCTCGTAATGGCGTATACTTGACCACAGCTGGTGTGAACGAAGTATTCCGTAGAGTTGACGAAGGCTTTATGGATGGCATCAAAGGCTTTGCTAAAGGTGCTGTGGACTCTGTTAAAAAGGGTTGGGAATCAGCTACTAACAACATTACCTATGAAAAGTTAGGAATGAACTGGCGCAAAGAACAAGGCGGCCAAATGAGTGCTGACAGCGAGTTCGTTAAAAAGTTCTTGTTAGGTCAAGGCGTTACACAAGCATTGATTGATCATGTTTACGGTCAAATGAAACTGCCAGTTGGGCAGGGCACAGGTGCTCAAGTTTCCGGCGAAGAAGGTGTGCCACAAGGTTCAACTGTGATTGATGACAATGGTGAAAAACATGTTAAGGCCGCAGATGGCGGATGGGTAAACATTGCCACTCGTCGCACAAACGATTTTGCAACCAGCCAAGCACTGGATAAACTCTGGACGGACCAGCAAAAGGCAGGCCAACCTAACCAGGCAGCTCAGCCAGATCAAGCGGCCCAACCCGACGCAAAAGCTCAACCTGATGCAAAAGCTCAGCCAGATCAAGCAGTGGTCAAACAAAAGAAAGCCACAACAGCAAAAGGCAAAAAACCTGCTGTTGGTGACAAAGTAATGGGTCAGATGGCCAACACACTAGCAGGCGGTGGAGCAGGCGCTACACAGATTCCTACAACTGTTCGAATTGGTGGCAAGACATTTACCAAAGTTGATGGAATTAAACAAGGTGAAGTTACCTACATGGATCCTGTCAGCAGAGAAGTTAAGTCGTTGCAAGACATCGAAGCAATGAAGAAACAAGCAGGCGCACCAGCTCAGGCCGCACCAGCCACTGCAACCGCCACAACAACAGCACAAGCCGCACCCGTAGCACAAGCACGTACAGGTGGCAAGGTAGCAGGACAAGTCAGCCAAACTCCAAATGCTATTCGCAAGCGCAATGCTCGTGCAGCCGCCAAGGCCGCACCTAATGCTGCCGGCACAGCACCAGCAGTACCGCAAAATCCAACACCTGGTCAGTTAAAGCCAAACAAGGTAGTAGCAGGTGGTAAGAAGCCAGCGGCAAAACCAGCAGCCAACCCATTTGGACAAATGGTCGCACAGATGGAAACAAAACGTGTGTATGGCGGCAAGTATGTTAACGAAAGCGTCGACTCAAGACTGAATAAAGAATTTGAATTATTCTTGAAAAATCTGGAGATGTAATGAGTATATTAAGCGAAGGCGGCAATGCTATTCCCACATCAATACCTGTTGCTAGAACTGATGTAGCAGGTATTGTTGCCGCGGCCAAGAAAAGTCTGCCTGCAGAACTAACCAAGCGTTTGCAAACAGACATTGGCAGTGCAGGATACAAAATTGAGTCGGGTGACATCGACGTCATGGTCGAAGCTGAGGATGTGGTAGTTTTGTTTCAAACACAAAATGAAAAGAATCCTATCCTAGCTGCCAAAAAAGCATTGGAAAACTATTTTCGCGGCAAGGGCATTGAAGCCAAGACAAATGGTAACAATGTAAGCATAGGAATCCCTTACAAAAATGCTGTGGCACAAGTTGATGTAATGATCATTCCAGATGCAAGTCTTGTGGCACCATATCATCAACATGGTCCTAGAGGTGCATACAGTGACCCTGACTTCAAAGGCCAGCCTATTTTTATCCTTATGAACAGCATTGGCAAAGCACTAGGATTAAAGTTTGATGCGTTTCATGCCAAGCTCATGCGCCGTGATGACAACACAGTTGTTGCTCGTGACCGTGACAGTGTGGCCAAGATACTACTGAATCCTCGTGCCACTGGAGACGATTTAAATTCAGTCAAAAGTATATTAAAAGCATTAGAAGCTGATCCACAAAAAGATGTCAAGCTAGCACAAGCCCGTGAAGATGAAAAGAAGGGTCTTATCACTTTGCATGAGCCAGTGAAAGAAGGCACAGCCAATTGGTTCCGTCAAATGCAAAGTTTATTAGTAAGATGAAATTCAGTGAAATCATACGTGAAGGGGGGTGGGATACTACTGCCACACAAGGCACAGTAATCACTCCCGCTGTGGTTAAAACTGCACTGTCAATTACCCAACAGTTTGTTAATGATTTTAATCGTTGGCTCAAACAAAAGGATCTAGGACCAGTTGAAATGGGCAAGCCCACTGGATCCAGCGCACACCATGCCGCAGACAGTAAAGATGATCCAACCAAAGTATATGGTGATGTGGATCTACAAATGATTGCACCTCCAGTAGAAGGTGTTAGCTATGGACAGTTTACAGCACACTGGAACAAACTGGCAGATGAATTTGTTAAACAAGTGCGCCCAGCATACGTACACAATGTTGAAAGCAAGCCAGGACATCCTATTGTACAAATAAGCAAAGACAGCTATGTACAAGTTGACTTCATGTGGCATGAAGAACGTCTGCGTGATTGGGGTGCAAGTCGTGTTACTCCTGAGCGTGGACTAAAAGGCAGTTTGTACGGCAACATGTTCAGCACCTTTGGTGAAGTCATGGATATGAGCATACAACATGCAGGTGTGCAATTAAAAGTAGTTGACAATCAACGAGTACCATTTAGCAAGCAAAAAGACACACAGTTGATAACTGTTACAATTAACCCCAAGACCTGGATCTATGATATCTTTCGTTACGAATATCAGGATTCCAAGCGTAAACCGTTTGACGATAGTGTGGACATAGATCCACTGTTAAAACAATTTCCAGGCACTGATACCAGTGACCCTAAGGTAGAAGTTCTAGTACGAGGTGTACAAGGCTTTGCACGTAGTTGTGAATTGAATGACATGTTTGGTCAAGGAGACCTAGCAAAATTTTCCAGTGCTGATGATTTCTTAAATAAGTTTCTAGCACGATACGAAGAAAAAGCCATGATTGATTTGCAGGCAAAGAAAAGGGACAAAGCAACCACGCCCGAAGCGCAGGCTCGTGCGGCAGCTGATAAAGACAAAATCTTAAAAGGACTTGAAAAAGTCAAAGGGATGTTTAGATGAAAATACGTGAAGTAATAACAGAATCACGTCTACTGATTGAAGGCGGTAGAATAGTGCATCCCGAAGATTCAATTTTTACAGATGGAATCGATGGAGCCAAACGCATGGTGGCTGCATTAAGTGCCATGGCAGATGGAAAAGAGCTAACAACAATCAAGTGGGACGGATTCCCAGCATTGGTGTTTGGACGCAATGTTGATGGGCAGTTGGTTATTGCAGACAAGCACATGTTTGATAAAAAAGACGGCAGTGGTAGAGTAACCAGCCCCCAAGCGTTTGCACAATATGATGCCGCACGTGGAGCCAGCCGCGGAGACTTGATACAAAAAATATCATTGATATGGCCAGCAATGGAACGTTGTATTCCAGCTGGCAGCAAAGGTTATTACATGGGCGATCTGTTGTATGCCGGGCAACAAGCACCGCAGAACGGATTCTATGTATTCAAGCCAAATACAGTAACATATAAAGTCAAGGCCAAGAGTGACCTTGGCAAACACATTGCCAGCAGTGTGGCAGGCATAGCAGTGCATACATACATTCCTGATATTGACTCCGGAGACCAGCCTCTCAAAGGCCTAGGTGGATTACCAGCTAATGGCCCAATTTGGTTTGTCAGCGGAGAAATGCCAACACCCAAGGTTAAACTGGACAAGAGTGCAGTGAGCACCACAATGGCAACAATCAACAAATATGCTCCGGCAGTAACAGACTTGTTTGGACAGTTGACCAATATGAAAGCCAAAGGCGTGTTGGCCGCAATCAGTCCTTATATTACCAGCAAAATTTCCAGTGGAAGTTTTGATAACATGTTAGCTGGATTCTACCAGTATCTACCAGCCAAGCTCAGTGGACCAGCACAGGCCAAACTACTTGGCGCCAATCAAGATGGGTGGCTGTACACAGAAGGACGTCAAGGCCTTGAGGGAGTGTTTGCAATTTGGGTAGCACTGTACAATCTTAAATTAAATATCAAACAGCAGATTGATAGCCAGGCCGGCGGCGATGTGCAGGCCAGCGTGGGCAATGATGCAGGACACGAAGGATATGTAGTAGGTGGTGGCGACGATAAACTCAAGTTGATTGACCGACTAGGATTTAGCAGAGCAAACTTTGCCAAGAACGGATAATATGTTTGAATTTATAAAACAAGAACTAACAGAAGCACGTTTATTCAAGTACCCAGAAAATCTTGAAGGACGCGATGCTCGTGCCTT